GTTCGATGAAATAGAAAATCCTGTAATGGATGAAAAGACGTACGAAGCTAAAAAAGAACACATGAAATTCATCAAACAGCAGGTAAAAGAATCCGCAATAGAAAGACAACAGAATGAAGAAGCTTTTATAACATTATCTTTTTCTTCCCATGAAGCTAAAGATGACTTTTGCGACTTACTTGGCATTAGTACAGATGATAAGTTTGTCAAAGGGGAAGATGTTTTGAGATTGATTAAGTAACGAAAGTAACAAGTACACGCGCACGCGCCCGTGCGCAAGGATATGGCAAAGAAACCCGATATAGAAGAGTTTAGGAAGATAGTTCGTAAATCTGGAGGAAATCTGACTAAAGTAGCCGCTACATTTAAGGTGGCTCGGAAAACCATATACCAGTGGGCAAAGGAAGATACAGGGTTTAAAGAGGCAATATCTGATGAACGTGGTTCTTTGGTTGATGAATGTTTAGTTTCCGCTCGTATACTTGCTTTAGGTATTCCTGAAAAAGATGAAAATGGGAATTTCGTAGGTTGGCGTGAACGTCCAGACGGGAATATGATTCGTTATATCCTTTCTACATTAGGAAGAAACGAAGGCTTTGGAGAAGAATCTGAAGATGCCGATATTCCAACAGACATAGAGCATGGCATCAACATTGATTCTTGGATTAAAGACAAGCTGAAATGATAGTACCTCAGATTATATATCATCCATTGTACGAGGATAAGGAAAAGTTCATAATTCTTATCACCGGTGGACGTGGTTCGGGAAAGTCTTTCAACGCTTCCACCTTTATAGAGCGTCTGACTTTTGAAATGACCCCGGTAGAGAAGATTGTACATCAGATTCTCTACACCCGCTACACGATGGTTTCTGCCGGTATGTCTATCATTCCGGAAATGATGGAAAAGATAGACCTTGACGGAACAACGAAGTATTTCAAGACCACCAAGACAGATATAGTCAACAAAATGACTAAAAGCCGTATCATGTTCCGAGGTATCAAGACCTCTTCCGGGAACCAAACGGCAAAATTGAAATCCATCCAAGGTATTACTACTTTTGTTTGTGATGAAGCGGAGGAATGGACGAATGAAGAAGAGTTCGACAAGATAATGCTCTCCATCCGTAAGAAAGGGATTCAGAACCGGATAATCATCATAATGAATCCTTGTGATTCCAATCACTTTATCTACAAAAAATACATCGAAAATACCCATAAACTCGTAGAGATTGATGGGGTGCAAGTCCAAATCTCCACGCACCCGAATGTACTTCATATCCATACGACCTATCTCGATAACTTGGAAAACCTTTCTCCAGAGTTTCTGAAGGAGGTTGAGGATATGAAGGTGAGAAATCCCGAAAAGTATGCTCATGTGGTTATCGGTCGCTGGGCTGACGTTGCGGAAGGTGCTGTATTCAAGAAGTGGGGAATTGTTGATGAATTCCCGGCTTGGGCTAAGAAGGTGGCTATCGGGCAAGATTTTGGCTACACACACGACCCGTCCGCTTCTATTCGGTGCGGTATTGTAGGTAACGCTCTGTATTTGGACGAAGTAGATTACCGGACCGGACTTCTTTCTTCTGACATTATCAAAACGCTTCGACCGTGGGGATTGAAGGTTATTGCCGATAGCGCAGACCCTCGTTTGATTCAAGAAATACATAACGGAGGTATTAAGATATATGCGGTGGAAAAAGGAGCAGGCTCTATCAATGCCGGCATCGATAAGATGCAGGACATGGAGATATACATAACCAAGCATTCGTATAACTTGCAAAGCGAGTTCCGAAAGTATGTGTGGGCGAAGGACAAGGATGGAAAGTATATCAATGAACCCGAAGACCATGATAACCACGGGATAGATGCTGCCCGTTATTATGTTTTGGGTGAGCTTCTGGGAAAGATTCAGAAGCCGAAAGATTTAACTGGAATATTCACACACTAAAAATATAAGCTATGCCATTGAGTTTAGAAGAAATATTAGTATTGCCCGATATTGGGCAGAAGATAAGCTACCTGAAGAAAGGTAGGAAAACTGAGCTTCCCGACCGCTGCAAGTTGTGGGATGATTGGAATCCGGAACGCCATGAAATCATGGTGGATAAAGAGAAGTACCCGGACAGGAAGGTTCTTGAAAAGGAAGCGGAGAAAGTTTTCGATGAGAAGACAGGTAATGCCTATGAAACCGAAGCACAGTACAGAACCGAACCGGTAAACCGTATCTCTATTCCCTTGGAGCAGGACATCGTAAACATTCAAACGGCTTTTACAGTAGGCACTGAGCCGTCTATAGACTGTACTCCTGCGGATGATGACGAAAAGAGACTCTTGGATGCGGTCAAAGCTGTATTTAAGTCCAACAAAATCAAGTATCAGAACAAGAAGATTGTTCGTTCCTGGTTATCCGAACAGGAAGTTGCCGAGTATTGGTATGCGACCGATGATGATTCGTTCTGGGCTAAGTTCTGGAAGAAAGTAAAGACTACTTTCGGGGGCAAGGTTAAGCCTACCAAGAAACTGAAAAGTGTGTTGTGGTCACCATTCAGAGGTGATAAGCTTTTTCCGTTCTTCAACGATGAAGGTAAGATGATTGCTTTCTCCCGTGAGTATAAGAAAAAACTCATGGACGATTCGGAAATTACCTGCTTTATGACTATTACAGACAAGATGGTTTATCAGTGGGATTTATCTAAAGGGTACGAGGAAAGGACCGTTTTCGCTCATGGATTCCCAAAGCTTCCTGTAGATTACGCTTACCGCCCTGAAGCATATTGCAAGAAGATTAAGACTTTTCGTGTACGGTTGGAGAAGCTTCTTTCCAACTATGCCGATTGTATTGATTACCATTTCTTCCCTTTATTGAAACTTATCGGTGACGTGGAGGGTTTCATGGGTAAGACTAAGGACAGGATGGTTAAACTTACGGGGGAAGGTGCAGACGCTCAATATCTAACGTGGTCGCAAGTTCCAGATACGATAAAATTTGAAGCTGAAACTCTTACCAATATGGCTTATGATATGTCCAATACTCCACGTATCTCTTTTGAGACATTGAAAGGCGTTGGCAAGGCTTCCGGTACTGCTTTCCGCTTTATGTTTATGGGCGCACATATGGCAGTCGAGAATCATGCTGAGGTAATAGGCGAGTTTATGCAAAGGCGTGTGAATTTCATTGTTTCCGCTTTAGGGGCAATCAATCCATCGGAATTCAGCAGGGCTTCCAAGACGATTGATATAGAAACAGACCTTGTACCATATATGATTGATTCGGTAGACGATAAGGTTTCTACTGCCGTCTCCGCAGTCAGAGGTGGTATCTGGTCAACTCGCGAGGGTATTATGTTTGCCGGGAACGCGGATAGAATCGAGGAAGAACTTGCGGAAATCAAAGAAGAACAAGAAGCTAAGAATAAGCAAATCGGAAATAAAGAACAGAAAAACGCTTCTTAGTCAGAAAAAATATGGGGCTTATAATTCGAGTACATGAAAAATAGGACCTTTAGCGGTGATTCTTCAGAGTTGCCGCTATTTTTTTTATTCATAGTAAAATAATGAATAATTTATTTGTTAGTATTCATATTATTACTATATTTGCATAGTAATTAAGTCCAAAGCGTTATGAGTTACAAATCAGTGAAAGACGTTGTAACTATGTTGCAAGAAAACGGTTTTGTTCTAAAGAGTCAGAGAGGTAGCCACATGAAGTTTGAAAAAGACGGTAAAGTAGTTATCGTACCGAATCATAACAGCAAAGGCGTTGAGAAAGGCACTTATTACAGCATTTTGAGGCAAGCGGGGCTAAAGTAGCCCCCTTGTTCTCTTAATTTAAAAGGAGGTAATATGAAAACAGTAGAAGTTATCGTTGAACACGCAGGAAAGAACCTGAGTGCTTATATTGAAGGTGCTCCCGTCATTACAGTTGGTAATGATATGAAAGAGTTAGAAGATAATATGAAGGAAGCAATCGAGTTGTATCTGGAAGATAATACTAATCCTTGCGAGGTGTTGTCTGGGGAATTTGAATTAAAGTTCAAAATTGATGCTGCTACTTTTATCAACTACTACAGCAACATTTTTACTAAAGCTGCTCTGAGTCGGATTACAGGAATCAATGAGCGTCAGTTATGGCATTATGCTGCCGGAGTACATAAACCGCGCAAACAGCAGTTGGAGAAGATTCAGAAAGGTATTCAGTCTTTGACTAAAGAGTTGGCTGCTATTAATCTCTTGTAGTTTGGCAAAGATAGAGAATGAGATAGAACATGGTGTAATTTGCCTAAGTGTAGAAGACTTCTTCCTATGACAGATGATAATATCCCACCGACTGATCCAAGGCTGATTGAACTAAGGGTTTCATCAGAATTAGTTATTGAGTACGAAGAAGAATATTATCCGATAAAATACTAGTTGATATAAAGGAATAAATATTTTTGGGGGTAATAAATTTTAGGCTTGCAGTTATTCTGTGAGCCTTTTTTCTGCCATTATCAAACCTTCTCTTTATTGTTCGTTATCACCTATTTAATTATTTCCCTTCCACCTACTTACTCACTACTTTTATACCGCATTTGTGACATCAAAGCGAAGGTCACGAATCAGAAGTTCAAATATTTATTAATCATCTGTATTGGTGGTATTTTTACTTCCGCAAATTGAATTTCAAATTTAATAATTCATACGGTATGAAAGGAAAAATCTTAGTAGCACTAAAAACGAAGTATAAAACTTTTGGGTTTGGTGATAAAGCATTTGACGGGGTGGCTGACTACTTATCTAAAACCGTTACTGAAGAAAGTCAAATAGAAACTGCTATTAGTGGGGTCGAAGGACTTTTAAAAGCTTTTCAAGGAGACATTGATACTGTTAGAAACGAAAAATCGGGTCTGCAAAAACAATTGGACGAATTGAAAAATAAAATCGAGAATCCTAATCCCAATCCTAACTCAAATCCAAAGCCGGAAGATAAGAAAGATGACATGGCGACCATCATTGCAAATGCGGTGAGTGCTGCTGTTAAGCCTCTTTCCGATGAACTCGCTCAGTTTAAGGCTGAGAAGTCACAGGCTACCCGGCAGGAGCAGATTATGGCAAAGGCAAAGGAGTATGGTATTCCCGAAACATTCGCGAAGCGTTATGCGATTCCTGATGATGCAGACTTAGACATTTATTTCAAGGACGCTAAACAGGAACTTGCCAATATCGGCTTTAGTGGTGTGACTCCTCCTGAATCAGCGGAAACAAAGATGGAGAAGGAAGCTGAATCTATTGCGAATATGATTTCGGAAGGAACAAAAACTATTGTTGAATCTAAAAAGTAAAATTTATGGCAGCAGGTACTAAGTATAACTTGACCCCGGAATACAAACCGGAAGAGTTCTACCGTGTTGAGACGGGTGTCAGAAAGAGCGGACCGTGGAAGTTGGATATTACCAACCTTGTAGTAGGCTCTGTTCTTCCTGTATTCACACCTGTACAAGCGGACTTGAAGAAACGGACACTCGTTCCCGTCCGCAATGTGAAAGTGGTTGAAGCTTATACCACAGGAGACTCTAATCTCACCATCAAGGTGGCAAAAGATTCTTTGGCTTATCGGGGTATGTTCATCGGAAGCGGAAAGAAAGGCGCAGAGGTAGCATCTATCGACAAGTCAACCAAGGATTATGATGTATTAACCATCAAAGCGGCTTTCGGAGAAAATATCGCTAAGGATACGGTTCTTTTCGAAGCTACCGCAGTGGGTGGAACAGTGAAGAAGAACACTGCAAACTTCGTTCTTTATGATGCGAAGAAAGTTGAGAGCGATGGAGCGGTTCTCTGCACTCTCTTGATGCAAGCCTATGAGGTAAAGGAAAGCAAGTTGGTTCTTCCGATCCATGAGCTGGATAAGGTAGGATTGACAAGCCGTTTCCAGTTTGAGTATTAATCATTAAAAGTTTAGATATGAATTTGACCATACAAACTTTATTTACAGATCCCAATATCGTTCAGGCGATTATTGACCGTGTCCTCCAGTTGAGACTGGACACAATCTACTGGAAGCAATACGGAGATTTCTTGGAAACTAAAACCCGTGTTTTCAAGACTTATCTTGGGACAGTAACGGGTGTTGTTGCCGGTTCCATTCTGGGTAAGAATGATCAGAAGCCTATTCGTGAAAGACGTAGCCTTGGAAGTGGTTATACTGAAATCGCCTATTTGGGCGACCGTTATCAGATGGATATTGAACGTCTGTCGCAATTGCAAGACATCATTGATAAATTCAATGCTGCCAATACCGCTGACCAGCGTACAATCTTACAGGAAATCATTGATTTTATTGTTGATGATTACCGTCAGATTTTGCTTGCTCCACACAAGCGTATGGATATTATCGTTCCTGAATTGTTGATGACTGGTAAGGCGCAGGTTCATTTGGCCGATAATAAGGAAAACATCGAATTGTTGGACATCGAGCTACCGTTCCACTTCCTTACTCCTGACGCTTCAGCAAAGAATGCATTTATCTCTTACTTGCAGCAGGAGATTCAGAAATTGAAAGCCAAATACGGTGTATTCTCCAAAATGATTATGTCTCGTGGTACGTTTATGAAGAACATTGTAGGGGCTTCTGAGTTCGGTGATAAATTCAAGATGATTCTTGGTGAGCGTGAGTTCATGGTTAATGCAGGGTTGGTGACTGACCAGATGGCATCCAGCGTATTTACTGGAATCGGGCTTCCTGCAATTGAGATCAAAGAGGACTACGTAGAGAATCAGGCGGGCGAGAACGTGCAGATTTACGCCGACAACCGTATCACCCTGTTGCAGACGGACAAGGTGATGAAGATGCGTCACCATAAGCCGTATGTAATGACGGACCCTGTTCCGGGACGTTCTTACAATACTGCTGAAGGTCAGATGTCGGTTTGCAACTATCGTGACGAAGAAGGTCGATACATGGAATACACCGCTGAGTGGATTCCTGAATTTATCTCTCCGAATAAGATTGTGAACTTTGATCTTTCAACGATGAACGCATGACGGTAAACGACTACATACAGCAAAAGTTTCAGACTTTCGGCATCCAGTTGTCGGAGGCTGACCTTTTGGATATGTGTCTGAACTCGAAGATAAGCGGAGAGGATGAGATGAACGAGGATTGCCAAACGCGGGTGTCGGTGGCGATTGCGAAGTTCATCCCCTCTCTTTTACTTCGTGCCACTTCAATCGGTGAAAGCGGTTTTTCTATGTCCTGGAATCTTCAGGGAGTTAAGGATTACTATTCATTCCTGTGCAAACAGTACGGGTTGAAAGATGAACTGAGTAACAAACCTAAATGCACCTTCTTATGATATTTGCTCCACACATATTGCAGGTAAAGGTGATTAAACCGATGGATAAAGATGAGTTCGGGCGACCGATTCCCGGAACAGGTGGTGAAAGCTGGCAAGACGTATGCAAGTGCCGTTGTGATGATAACACTACGAAAGAGTTTTCCTCTGATAACGGCTCTGTATATCGTCCGAATTATCATATAGTATGTGAGAAGAGAATCACTATTAAGGCAGGGCAGGAGGTTCGTTGCATGGATAGTGAGACCGTAAGAGGGCAAGGCGAGGCTTACACGGTGAAGAGTACGAACTACTTTAATTACTCGGAATTATGGATGTAGACTTTGATTTCTCTGATGTCGATGATTTCTTCGATGAAGGAGAATGGGAAGTAGAAAAGAAGATGATTGATGTAGCCGATGAAGCCGTGAAGTACGCGGAGGAACATGGCGATTATCAAGACCACACACTCACTTTGAGAACGTCCAATGATTACGATGTCGATAAAGACGGTTTGACGCTGAAAAACGAAGCGGAATACGCTTCATTCGTGGAATCTAAGGGATTTGATGTTTTAAGTAGTGCCGCTTTATATGCGGAGAAACGATTAAAAGAAGAATTTGAATGATAGTAACCACCGACATAGGAAACATCCTCTACCGGGACTGCAAGGCCTTCGGAATAGACATAGTACCCAACGGGAAAACTCTGACGGGTGAATTGAAGTCCGAAAGAATCGTTATCCATGCGAAGAAACAACAGCCGGGGACTTATTGGAGAAAGTCTTTTGCGGAAGTGAATCTTTGTGTTCCTGATTTAAGCGAGAATGGAGCCAACACCATCCGTTTGAATGAACTCGAAAGAGAAGCCATGAAACGGTTTGATGATGTAGTAAGCACCTATGACGGCACAACCTATCGATATTCTATCGAATCAATCGGTACAGAAGCGGACACAGCTTTGAAGTGTCATTATGTAAATGTGAGAATTTTGTTTAACGTGTTAAATGTGAAATAATATGATAACAGCAGTAGAAATAGACGAACTGTATTATGCAGACCCTATTAAAACGGTTACAACTCCTGCTACCGGATTGTCGGGTGCGGAGGTTGCCGCAATCTTGAAAAATGCAGCAACGAAAAAGGTCCAAAATGTACATGGTGATACATTCCAGTACGAGGAAGCGGAAGCAAGTGTCACTCGTTACAAAAATGCTTTAACTGGCGAATATTACCGTGAAACATCCGAACCGGGTGAAGTGAAAATCAACTTTACTATTGGTGAGTATGACTACAAGACTAAAGAAGATTTGCAAGGTGGAAAAGCCACTGAGAAGAATTGGGAAAGAGGAAAACATAAGACTATCCATAAGTGCGTCATTGGTAAAACTAAAGATGGTGTCTATGTGGTGTTCCCGAAAGCGGCTATCAACGGACGTGGTGCTAATACCGACAAGGCTATCGGATTGGCTGTTTCGGCCGTTCCCCTTTCCACCGGTGTGGATGGTTTGGCTTCTGAGAAATGGTTCGATGAATCTGAGGTAGTTCCATCTGCATAAGAGAGATTTTGGTAATAGATTGTTTTCGGATGGCGGTGGGTGGTTGCTCGCCGCCTTTTTAATTTAAAGATATGAATC